ATTCAGGAAGCGTACAACAAGATTGCCGACACGAATCTATCGGCGTTCAAAGCTGAGTATCAGAACGATCCAGATCCAGAGGAACAGGCTGAAACGTCGACGCTAACCCCTGGGCGAGTCGCTGGCCAGTTGTCGGGGTTGCAGCAGGGCGAAGTTCCGGACGCTCGGGTGTTCTCATTCGTCGGCATCGATATCGGCAAATACAAATCACATTGGGTCAAACTGTCCTGCACTCGTGAGCTTGTTTCGTGGATCACGGACTATGGAGTGGTCGAAACTCATGGCCTGTCAAAATTCTCCAGCGAGCAGGCAATCGAGCTGGCCATTCTCGAAAGCCTGAAGCAGTTTGCGGACGGTAATGTGTTCGCAGACGCTCAGCCGCTTCTCGTGCTGGTCGACTCGGGAGACTTTTCAGAATCGATCTACGAGTTCTGTCACCAAATGGGGGCCCCGTTCTATCCGTCGAAAGGTTGGAGCATGGACCGCTTCCGGCAGAAGAAGCAGACCGAGGACTATGAACCATACCTGCAAGCCTACGCACACAAAACGGCCGACAGCAAGCGGCGTGAGATGTGGCTCTACAACGTAAACACAGAGTTCTGGAAGAAGTGGGGGCAGGATCGTTTTTTGGTCGACGCCTTCATGGATCAGACCCGACTGGCCGGAAGTGTCGCTCTGTTCGATCCGCCACATGCCGACATGAAATTCCATCTGCAGTTCGCCCGCCACATGGTGAGCGAATCAGAACAACTCGTGCCAGTTGACGGCAAGGTGAATAAGCGTCAGTGGATCGTCCAAGACAAAAACAACAATCACTGGCTTGACGCTTACGCTCTGGCCTGCGCGGCGGCCGGATGCACTGGATTGCGGCTCGTGGCCCCAGAACCGGAACCGATCAAGCAAGTGCAGAAGTCAGAACCAAAACCACGGCTCGTGAATCCTCACGGGCAACCATTCCTTGTGACGGAGAGATGATAAATGGCGAGCAATGAAAGCATAGGACCAGTGACTGCAATTCAATCGGGAGAGCAACGCATTGAGTATGATTGCCCCACAGAACGCCTCAAGCAATTAAACGCAACACTGGCGCTTGTTGCCCCTCGGGTTCCAGTGTTTGGCAGCAGCTTATATCGTGATGTTGAGGAGCAGTCGCTGCGGTGTATTGCGAAGACATTGACAGAAATCGAAAACATGAAAGCAGGTGAATAAATGGCGAAACCACTACCACGAATTGACGGCGAACAACCACGGCAGCAGGAGTTGCAAACGGTCACGACAAAGCTGGAGAACCCACCAGCCTGCGAAGGCTACATCCCCCGCAACGTCGACGTGCGAATGTCACGCGCCCAAGCTCGTGTTCTTCGCGACAAGTTGCGAACGCTGGAAGACAGCGGGGCAAAGACGGCCGACGGAAAGCCGGTGAACAATCGGGCTCAGGCTGTTCGTTGGATTATCGAAAATCTGGTTACGCCGTGACCGTCAGATAATCTGATTATCCGCTACATATTTCACGAATCATATTTCGTGCTATCGTCCGTGCATGGTAATCGCGGACATTGAAACCGATTTACTCAACTACGCCGATTTCGAAGAAGTCGGCAGCGTTGCCCGTGCGCGTTCATTCGCGACGGCTGCAAATCGCTGGTTGATCCTTCGGGCAGAGTCTGCGAGCAACCAGAGCAGCTCTTTGTCAATTGGCAAGAATTACGTTGAGTCGATGCTCAAGCGGGCACGCGACTACATCGCAGCCAACGCAACAACAACGGCAGGCGGATCAAGCTCAGTTCGATTCCTCGGAGCGGGGACGAACTTCCGATGAGCGAAAAGCCCCGCAGTATTCAATCAGCGTTCAGTGACATCCGGGCAGACTACGACGCCACGCGGCACAGTCGCTTTGTGCGACGACGCACCGGCGTTGCCACGATGGGCAGCGGTCCAGATTACCACTTTCGGACAGAGTCGAAGTATTACGAGTTAATCGAACAAGCTCGGGACATGGACCGCAACGACGCACTTGTCGGCATTCTGGCCGATCGTCGCGTTGATAACATCGTTCAGAGTGGCTTCACGCTTGACCCAAAGACGCCTGACAAGGGAGTCAACAATGCACTGTGGCAATGGTGGGAAGACGTTTCGACTGATCCCGATCAATGCGACATTGCGGGAGAACTCACTTGGAAGGAAATCGAGCGACAGGCGTGCCGCAGCGAATCGGTTGACGGTGATATTGTCGTCACTGGAACCGAGGAGGGGCCGTTTCAGCTTCTGGAATCACATCTGATTCGCACGAAGTCGAATGTTAAAGATACGTTCCTCGGAGTAACAACCAGCCGAGTCGGCCGACGTGAGCAGTACCACGTTGCGGAAGAGTTAAGCGAGTTCGGACAGTTCGGTGATTGCACTCCAATTGACGTCCGAAACGAGGACGGCATTCGCCAAGTCTTTCACGTCTACAACCCGAAGCGAGTTAATCCAACTCGGGGCGTCACTCAGTTGGCTCCAGTGTTTTCCATCTCCGGAATGCTGGAAGACATCAACTTTGCAAAGCTCGTTCAGCAGCAGGTTGTCTCATGCTTCGCAGTGTTTCGAAAAATGGCGGCCGGTGGGAATCGCCTTCCATCCGCTGACAGTGCTTACGGCGACGCAACGGTCGAAACAACTCAGGCCGGAACGCGACAACTCGAAGGCGTCTCGCCAGGCATGGAAGTGATCGGGCAGCCGGGGGAAGAGTTGCAGGGATTCAGCCCGAACGTTCCGAACTCTGAATACTTTCAGCAGGTCAAACTGATCCTGCAAATGATTGGTGTGAACTTCGGCTTGCCTCTCTGCTTGGTCTTGATGGACGGCAGCGAGACGAACTTTTCCGGATGGCGTGGGGCAGTTGATGAGGCTCGCAAAGGATTTGTTGCCGACCAACAGAATCTGGTGAGACGCCTGAACCGACCGGCGTACATCTGGAAGTTATCGCAGCACCTGAAAGAAACAAAAGACGCGGCACTTCGGAAGGCTGCCAGCAAGATGGGCGACGGCATCTTCCGGCATAACTGGAACCTGCCGACGTGGTCATACATTGAGCCTGTTGCGGATGCTCAAGGCGATGCTGAACAGTTGAAAAACTGTCTGACATCCCCACGAAGATTGCACGCGGCACGAGGCAAAGACTGGGAAGAGATTGCAGAGGAATCCATAGCTGACAACTCGTTTGCAATCGAAGCCGCGACAAAGCAGGCCGCCAAGATCAACGCGGCGTTTTCGGATGGGCCGAAGATTACCTGGCGGGATTTGATCGCGTTGCCGATGCCAGCCGGAACGACAATGGCGATGCAAGACCCAGCGGCGATTGCTGTGCAGGAAAAAACGGCGGAGCAGCCACCAGAGAAACCAAAGCCAGCGGCTAAACGCAAGGCAAAAGCCAAGGTGACAGCATGACAAAGACAATCAGAATTGACGGAGTCATCGGAACCGGAAAAGACGAAATCTCTGCAGCGATGGTTCGCGAGCAATTGCCACCAAACGGCACGGATGAAATCGCTGTAAAGATTCACAGTGAAGGCGGATCTGTCTTCGAGGGGTTCGCGATACACGACGCATTCGCCGCGTATCAGGGGCCAAAGTCGCTGTCGATCGAATCATCTGCGTTCTCAATCGCATCCTTCATTGCCTGTGCATTCGACGACGTGGAAATCAGCAGCAACGGCTACATGATGCTTCACAACCCCTACGCAAAGGTTGAGGGTGACGACGAAGACTTTGCCCGCCAATCCGAAATGCTTGGAAAGCTCAAGTCGTCAATGGTGTCTGCCTACGCTCGGCGATCCGGCAAGAGCGAAGACGAGATCAAAGCCATCCTAAAGAACGAAACGTACCTAAACGCTCAGCAGTCCGTTGAGATGGGACTGGCAAAACGAATTGCTGGTCAGCCAGTCATCGGGCGAGCGTTTGCAAAAGTCAAAACCATGCCGCACGGAGTTGTTGCTGCCCTATTCGGGGCAGGCTCGGACGGCGAGAACCGCGAGACAGAAGGAAAACCAATGTCTACCGCACCAGTCGCCGCCACGATTCAAGAGATCAAAGCGGCATACCCGAAGGCCAAGTCAGATTTCATCGTGAAGTGCCTTGAACGGTCACTGCCGATGGCATCTGTGGCTTCAGCCGCTGCCGAGGAAATGATGAGCGAAAACGAAGACCTGAAAAAGCAGGTCTCCGCAATGCAGGAAGAACTCGCCAAGTACAAAGCAATGGACGACGAAAAAGCCAAGGCGATGGAAGACGAAGACGACGAAGAAAAGCCAGCAATGGCAATGGAAGACGAAGAAGAAAAGGTTGAAGCCAAAGCAAAGTCAGGCGTCAAGCCAGTCGCCAAGGCTCGCACGAGCGGCCCGTCTGCAAGTGTTCGCTGGAATCAGGCTGTTGATGCTGCAATGACAAAGACTGGCAACAACAAGATGAAGGCGGTGGCATTGGCAAACCGCAACCACCCTGGACTTCGCGAGGCGTTTCTCGCAGAAGCAAACGCTCGCTGATTTGCGGCGTCGATTTCAATCAATCATCACTTCTGTGAGGAAAGAATATCATGAGTCAGTTTTTTGAAACGCCAGTTGTGCCTGATACAGCCGCCGGAGCTGTCGGCCAATATCTTCGAGTAAAAACTCCGGGGGCTGTTGCTCTTGCCGGTGCACTCGATCAGTCATTCGGGACAATGAACACAGCCTGCCTTGCCGCTGGGCCTTGCTCGGTGCGACTGAAGACGGCAGAGGGAACGCAAAAGATGGTTGCTGCTGCAGCCATTACCAAAGGCAATCACGTCTATGGTGCAGCGTCCGGGAAAGTGTCGTCAGTTGCAAACGGCAACATTGAAGGCATTGCCAAAGAAACCGTCACTGCCGATGGTGACATCATTGAAGTGCAGCCAATCAATCAGACCGTGCAGAACGGCGTGACTCTTGCGGCTGCAAGCGGGGCGATTGCACTTGTTCCCGGAACAGTTGTCATCACCAAAACAGGTTCACTCGCTGCAATGACACTGGCAGCACCAACAGCCGCGCAGGACGGCTTGCTGCTCACTGTAACTTCCGCGACAGCATTTGCCCACACGATTACAGCGACAAGCCTGATCGAAGACGGCGTGACCGGCGGAGCCAAGACGACAGCAACCTTTGCGGCATTTGCCGGGGCCACCATCGTTCTCGTGGCCTACAACCTGAAATGGCACACGGTAGCCCTCAAGGCCGTTACCGTCGCCTGATGAAGCCCGATGCGTTCCCCGGTGGAGGTGGCCACCAAAGCCGGGGAACTTTACTTTCTGTTCCATAAATCGCGTTGCATCGGGAAGAAAGAAATGCAATGCCATCGCCAACAAGTAGCTTGGCTACACAGCGGCCGGATTTGGCCACGTTTTTGGAGTTCGATCTGGAGTCTGAAAAGGCTGGTTACATCGCAACGCAGGTTTTTCCTGTGATCGATGTGATGAGTCAGGCCGGAAACTTTGGAAAGATTCCGATTGAGCAGCTGCTTCAGCAGCGAGATACGAAGCGAGCGCCCGGAAGCGGGTACGCTCGCGGGAACTGGACGTTCGAACCAGCGACCTACGCCACGGAAGAACACGGTGCGGAAGAACCCGTCGACGACCGTGAATCGAAGATGTACGCAGACTACTTCCAGGCAGAGCAGATCAGCACAATGCGTGCGTTTTCTGCTGTGCTGCGAAATGCAGAACAGCGTGTTGCCGATGCGGTTTTCAATACGACCACTTGGAACGGTGCGTCTTTAACGACTGCAATCACGCACGAATGGGATGACGCAACAAACTGCGTTCCACTCACCGACGTCGAAGCTGCTGTTCAGAAGATTTACGACAACTCTGGCCTTTGGGCCAACGCTCTTGTCATCAATCGCAAAGTGTTCCGAAATCTTCGCAACAGTGCACAGGTCATTGACCGCATCGAAAGCAACGGTGCTGGCTCGCCATCAAAGGCAAGCGACATCACTGCTCAAATGCTCGCTGCTGCGTTCGATCTGGACTACATCATCGTTGCAGGCACAAGCAAGAATGGTGCGAAGGAAGGCCAAGCGGCTTCTCCATCTCAGATCTGGTCTGGTGAATACGCAATGATTTGTCGCGTGTCTACGAGTGCAGACATGCGAGATCCTTGCATCGGGCGCACGTTCCATTGGGCTCAGGATGGTTCGTCAATCGGCGGAACCGTCGAAAGCTATCGCGACGAACGTGTTCGCGGTGACGTGATCCGAGTTCGCCACGATGTGGATGAACTGGTCCTGTACCCACAGGCCGGGCACCTGCTCAGCAACATCACCACTTGAGGTTAATTCGTGGCGACGACATTCGACTCACACTTTGCATCTGCAGGGTTCCCGATGCTGCTTGATCAGTTCGGGGAGTCGGTTGTCTATTTTCCAAATGGCGGCGGGAGACGTCCGGTTCTCGCCATTATCGAACGTAACCCGCCCGCCATTTTTGATGCCTCCGGTAACGCCGTTTTACCGACAGCAACGATTCGGGTTTACAACTCCTGCCGGTCTGGGATCGCATCCAGCGAGATCAACATCGGCAAGGATGAAATCGAGTTTGTGCTGAAGGTTGGGCAGACACTTCCAAAGCGATTTTCTTTTATGACTCTGATGTCGCAAGACGCCGGGGTCAGCCAGTTTGCGGTGGTCTAATGACTGAGCCAGTCAATGAGCGAATCGTAGCGAATGTTCGCAGCCGCATGGCTGTCGCATTCTCTACGGCCGTTCGCTCAGCACAGATTGCCACATGGCAGCCGAAAGATTTAGTCGTGGTCGTCTCCCAAGGCGATCCAACGCCGAATGCTGAGTTTAGCTATCCGGGAAATCCGCCCGTGATCGCCTACGACATGGAAGTCATTGTTGCCGGTGTCGTTAAGCCGTCAGACGAAGAAACGACGGCGATTGACACGTTCAAGAATCGCATGGGTGCGGACATTATTGCGGCTGCAACAAATGCCACGAACTGGCATCAGTGGGGCGGGCTGGCAATCAATACGACGCTCGGGCCGATCGAATCCTACACGGAGGAAACGGGCGGGCGGTCAGGTGTCATGGTGAAATTGCTGGTGACGTATCGAGTGCCTGAAAATGATCCGACGACGGTGTCAGCATGATAGGAATTGAGATAAACGCAGATCAGCTAAAGAGACTTGCGGAATC